GGTACCGCCCTCGGCGTTGAGGTGCCCGGTGGGTCTGGAGCTGCCGTCCTCGGACGACTTCTGCGGATCCCACCAGGCTCGGTCGGGATCGTTGATGAAGTAGCCGTTATAGGTGATCTGAAGCGGACCGACTCCGTTCGAGGTACCCCACTCGGATACGATGGGCCAGAAGTAGTTCTTGAAGTTGTGCTCCGTGACCTCGCCCCAGCCCGAGCAGGCACCTCCGGCGTCGTGGCCGTAGATGTTGGCACCCTCCTCGCCGGTCTCCACCTTGAGGCAGCCGAGAGCGGCCCACCAAGGGCACCCAGTAGCATCAGCGGCGCGAAGAACGGCCTGCTGAATGGAAGTTCCCGAGGATGACTCGGCGTGAGAAGGCGCCGAGCTGCCGTGGTTGTCCCGTCGGCGAAGACAGTGCGTCCAGGCCGCCTGTTGGGTGTACGGGTGCTCGTTGTACTCCTTGGAGCGGACCTCTTGTTCGGTCTGGTCACCCATCCAACCGTCGTCGGAACCATCCTCAGCGATCCATGCCTCGGACAGAATCGTGGGGTTGAGCCCCGTCACCATTGCGACATGACCCCGACCTCCTGAAGCGGCCTCGGACAAGACGATGTCGCCGATCTCAAAACCACCATCGGGCTCGTTACCCGTCCAGGAATCAGAGATGTCGGCGAAGTTGCGCTGAAGACACTCCTCCCGAAGGGACCCGGTCCAGGTCGACCGGGGAAAATATCCGGCAGTGAAGGGCTCGCCCCACTCGTGGTGAGCCGCGAGGTTGTAGCAGCCTGCGACGAGAGCCGAGCAGTCGGTATTGGCGGGCGGATTGATGAGCCAGCCGTCCCAGTCGGACCGATCATAGAAGGTCCAGCGATCGGGCTGCGAGTAGCCGACATCCGCGACGTCGGCGTAGTACCTGGCGCAGGATGCTGCGTATTGAGATACAGTCATTTTGACCTTTTCAGCCGTTAGGGTTCTCGATGGGGGCGAAGAGTACGGGAATGATTCGAGCGCCGTTGGCCTTGAGCTGCGCGCGAACACGCGGAGGCGTTGTTGCGTCTCCGGGCCAGATCTCGATGATGGATCCGTCGTCTGTGTAGTCGCCCTTAGGGAGAACGAACGTTGCCCGACTTCGAACCTTGATCTCCTTGGGGAGATCGACAACCTTGACGTCCCTTGTTCCGTTAAGGTCCTGAGTCTGCCAGTCACTATTGCGCTTGACGTAGACCATTCCTGCCATGATGCGGTAGACGTAGGCGTTGTCGTCGGGGCACTTGATCCAGCCAGTGTCGAACGTCCCATACCCGGCAGCGGCCCGGTTGTTGAACCAGACAACCTTCTCTGGCATAGACTCCTTGAGCTCGATCATCTTCTGGTCCGAGCTACCATCCTTACGGACGACCCGCACCAGGGCCTTGGACCCCTCGTAGAAAGGGACGTCCAGCTCGAACTCGGGGTTCGCCCCCAGAGTAATCGAGGCGTCGGTGACTCCGTTAGTCGGGGAGATGTAAACTGTGCTGAACGGACTGGACTCTCCTCGAACTTTACCGTGGAGAAGAGGAGTTACACCAGGCATGTTAACCTCTTGACTTGTACTTGGCCCGTCTCGCCGCGTTCAGAGCCTGATTCTGTCGAAGCGTGGCGGCGGTCGACATCTTCTTGTCGGGTTGGTTCTTGACATTGCACACTCGAATGAGTGTGAGAAGTCGATGAAGGTGCCAGTGCTGGCACTCGAACGGAATCTGGAGAGCGACCATCCAATAGTAGACCAGCTCTGACGTGATAACGTTACGAGCAGGGCTCGAACCCTCAGACTCCACGAATGTGGTTGCCGTCATCGAGTCTTCGATGTACTCTCGGATCCGTTTCACGTTCCCCATGGACAAGTGCGAGTAGACGACGGGGTCGACGTCATTCAGAGTCATGCACTTGATGTAGTCTACGACCTGCTCTTCGGTGAGGTTCTCGTTGCCGATGTATGGGATGTGCCACTTTGACTCCCATTTTGACAGAGCGACGAGACTGTGCTCAAGCTCGAGGTCGCCCTCGAATCCATTGATGAACTCGTTACGATCCTCGTCGTAGAGCTCATCCCCGACGACGTGAATCGTCAGCATTCGTTCCTCCCTGGGGTCACCACGGACCCCGGAGCGTATCACGGGGTCCGTGGGAGTTGTCAGCCAGCAGCCTTGACGGCGGCGATGACCTCATCGGGGGTCGGGAGCTTGGCGTCGTTAGCGCCGTCACCCCAGACCAGCTTCTCGATAGCGGTCATGCCGTTCTTGCCGATGACGCTGGAGTCAAGGGTGACGACACAGGTCGGCTTGTGGTTGGCGACGTTCACCGGGGTGCCCTTGAAGGACCACGAGAAGGTGATCGCCTCAGGGGAGTCGTTGATCGTACCGTAGGACCGCTCCGAGGGGGAGGCGGCCAGACCGTACAGAAGGTGCAGCTTGTAGCCGTAGTTGTTCTTCTGCTGGTCGTTACCCTTGATGGTGCAGTATGCCAGCCCGAAGGAGGAACGCTCCTGCTGACCGATTACGACCTTGTCGACAATTGCCGAACCGTCACACTGGAGCCACTCGTCCGGGTAGGTGTAGGCCTCGATCTTGCCCTCGAACGTCTCCGCCGAGGTCAGAGAAAGGTACTTGATGTTGTCCGCGTACAGGTCGGTCTGCTCCGCACCAGACGGGGTCTCAGTCACGTTGGTGAGACCCGACCCGGGGGCGCCCTTGCTGTAAGCGCCAGTGGCGGGGGTGCCGGGGAAGAGGACCCCGCGGTCCACACCAGTCTCATAGAACTTCTTGCCCGTCTCGTCCCATGTGAGGACTGCCATCTATACTCCTTGGTAGATGTTGAACACGTCGTGATGAAGGTTGTGCGAGACGAAGTGCCTCTCGAAGGTGGACATAGCCATATCGGCCAGGACGTCCAGCACCGGTTCGTCGGGGTTCCTACTGATGAGGGTGACCGAATAACGCGGCGTGTACATCCAGTTGGTGTTATCCCCGAACTTCGAGTCGGCTCGACTCCGTTCGTACACGATGCACGGGTAGGTGAGCTGGACGGACTCCGGGGGTTGGAAGTAGACGTTCCTAGAGCCCAGCGCTTCGACGAGTTTGTTGTGGAACTCAAGGCGTTGGGCCATTGTACACCTCTCCGAGGTTGAGGATGAGACGGGGGCGGCGGACCTCCACGTTAGTGACGACCCAGCGCGCCCCCATCCACCTCACATACTTGATGGCGAAGAAGTTCTCCTCGGCGTAAGAGTCGGCCAAGATGGAGATCTCGTTGTTGAGTCGGAGATTCTGGAGAACCTTCGGCTCGCTGTCGTACTGCTTCTGGGAACGGTTCACGTCCCCGTAGTACTCCCTCTCCGTGATCTTGTCCTCGAACACTCCCGGCGTTGTCTCGACGGCGTGTCCGTAACCTATGCTTCCGAAGAATCTTGCCATTTTGACCGGATCAGGCCGTAGCCTTCTCGATGACGATCGCGGACTTGTACTTCGTCAGCGAGCCCGAGCAACGAGCCTCCAGCAGGTACTTCTGCTGGTTGAAGTCGATGTCGAACTGCTCGAAGAAGGAGGTCTCGCCGCCCTTGTCAGCACCCAGGGTGTAGTCCTGCATGTTGACGATGATGCCGAGCAAGTTCTGGGTCTTGCCCCCTACCTCGCGCTTGGCGCCCTCCATGACCTCAACCTCGATGACATCCGAGACGTTCAGGGCGTTTGCAACGGCCTGCTTGGTCTCGTAGATGTAGCGCTGGTTAATGTCCTTGATCTCGAGCATGTCGCACACGAACGCGTTCGTGGTGAACAGGACCGGCATGCCGGAGCCCTTGTAGAACTTCCGGGACCGACGAACGACGTCGATGATGTCCGGAGTCTTGGCGTCCTTGTCGATAAGAACCTTGTGGGAGAACAGCTCGTCATCCTTCCAGATCGGACGGATGTTGGTCTCCTTGATCTTGTCGGGGTTAGACACCTCACGACCGTCACCGATCAGGACGGCTCGAGCGAGCTCCTCCTCGAGGGCCAGGCGCAGGTTCTGCTGCATCCAGGCGACGACGTTGAACGTGGTGATGTCGAGGACATCGTCACGGTCAATCTTCGTCTTGTTGTAAACGGTCGTCGGCTCGGTCTTCCGGTTTGCGACCTCGTAGACGACGTCCTTCTTGCGGCTGGCCTTGACATAACCCTTGGCCCGCAGGTCGTCAGCGGTCAGGTTGGACCACTGGGTCTTGACGCGGGAGAAGGGGGAGTGCTTGGCGCCCTGGAGAACCTTGGAAACCCAAGAGTTCTCGCGCATGATGCGCTGGGGCTCCGGGTCCAGGTTGGTGGCGTCCGGGAACAGCAGCTCCGGGTTCTTGATACCGTAGTCTGCGGCGTGAGCCAGGACAGCGGTTCGGAGCGTCATGCCGGGCTGACGAGCCTCAGCGAAGATCTGCTCCTCATCGGCGTGAGAGAGTCGAGGCCCAACGCTGTGCAGCGCGTCGCCCTCGAAGATGTTGGAATGCATCAGAGTATCACCCCCGAAGTCGCCGTGCTCGGCGTCCTCATCGTAGTCTTCGTCGTCATAGTCCTCATCGAACTCTTCGTCCTCATCGAACTCTTCGTCCTCGTCGAAGTCCTCATCCTCGGCGTCAACGTCACCGCTGATCTCCTCGATAAGGGCTGCAACCGCCAGACGCTGGTCATCGTCGAGGGTCTCGAGGACATCGGCGACCGTGAGGTCGTCCTCGTCGTAAACCTCGTCTTCGTCCATGGATTCTGTGTCCTCCGTTGTTTCTCCGGAATCGTGCGAGAGCGTGAGACCGGAATAAATGACGGCCTCGTCCTCGGACTCGGTCCATGAACCATCCGAGTGCTCCAGAGCAACGTTGTCGATCAAGGCGCCCGGGTTGGCCCCGGACAGGACCATGGAAACCTCGACGATGTTGCCGTGAATAACGTCAGCCCCTCGCTGGTCGAGGCGGTTGGCGTAGATCGAGAGAGCCTTGACGTCGCCGTGCTTCACGAGCTCCTTGGCGTTCTCGGCGCCGGGAGTGTCGTTGAAAGCACAGTAGGCGTAAACACCCTCATTGCGATTCTCGAGCAGTGCATGCCCGAGAACGTTGTCGACGGCGTTGTGCCCATGCTGCCATACAAGCGGCACGCGCTGGCCGTCATTCTCCTTGAACGCATTATGCTTGATAGTGCGTCCGTCGGAGCAGGTCAGGTCGTTCTTAGTGGCCCAGCCACTGAAGTCGAACTTCATCCTTCTCCTCTGACTTGGCTCATCGGCATGCTGAGCACTGACTGAACATCAGGACCGGAGTCCGGAATATCCCCCTCGCCGTCTAGGGAGGTGTCACCCATCTGAGGGTTGATGTTCGGGTTCTGCAACTGATCCGCCTGCTCGTTCGGGGACGGCGGAAGACCGATCCTCGTACGTGCCTCATTCGGCGTGATGACCTGATCCCTGAGCATGGTGTCCAGGGACGTGACGATCTGGCTCGGAGGAACGTTCTTGAACGGGTCGCGGATGTACTGCACGGCCTGGCCTTGGGTGCGCGCGGTCTTCGTGAGGAAGGCCTTGCTCATCCCATCGGCGAGTGCCGAGAGTACGGGCTCCACAGCCCGGTTCCAATAGTGCGTCCAGATGATCTCTGTCGCAGTACCTTTGAAGACGTCCTCCGAAATACCCAGTCGACTCATGAGCTCGGCGGTGAGGAACTTGATCTGATCAAGCAGGTTGTTCTCCGCCGGGCGGTTCAGCTGAGTGATCTTCTCGGAACCGTCGGTGTAGGCGATCCCATGTCCGCCCTTTCCGAGCTGATCCTCGATGGACTGAATGCGATTCTCCGCCCGCTGGCGCATGGCTTGGGTCTTGACGACGTAGGGGAGCTGGATGATGATGTCCAGCTTTCCGGTGTACGTCTTCTCGTCGGCCAGGTCCAGCATGGAGAGCTTGCGGCTCAGTCGCTTGAGGGTCGAGTTCGGCTTGTTCATCACCTCATAGAGAGGATTCTCGATGATGGCGACGGTGCGCTTCGGCAGGATTACCCGCTCCTTGGTAGAGCGAGCCTGGTTGTAGACCTCAACCTCGACCTGCTCGGGGAACCACTGGGTGATCCGCCCAACTCGCAGTTGCTTGATGTCGAAGCTGTTGTTGGTCCTCGGGTCCAGGTCTGACTCGACCGGAACGATTGCGATGACCCCCTCGTCAAACAGGGACAGCACGGCATCTTGGATGAATGCTCGGCCGCTCTGATCGATGTTGGGCTCCAGCATCAGGCAATCGTTCAGGGCTGACCGCCGAACGCCAACAAACGTTCCATTTTGAGCTGTGTCGACATGTCGGATCGGCGTGGCGGACACGTCGATGGCGATCATGTTGAACAGCGACGAGATGATCGACTTGTCGGCCGTCCATCCGAGCGCGAGCCGGTCGGCCCGTACTGAGTAGGACGGACCAAGGTTCGATCGATCGATGTCCCTGCCAGTGAAGGCGTTGTAGGCGTGCTGTAGTCTATCTCGCAGTCCTATGTCCTTCACCTCCTAGTCGAACATGTCCTTGTTGAGTTTGTAAGCGACCCAGGCGTCCATCAGGGCGGCGACTGAGTCGATCTTGTTCTCCCGTCGGGCCTTCAGGAGCTTGCGGTTCCCGTTGGTGTCCTCCAGGGTGATGGCGTTCCCCATCGTGAAGGTCATCATGGATTGATCGAAGAGGAGCTTGCGGTCCTCCGCCATGTCCTTGATTTCACCGAGGGGCACGGACTCGGTCCGAGCTCCCTGGATCACCTTCTCGATGCCGAACGGTCCGTTCTCGTTCTCCCAGCGAGTCACGAACTCCTTGGCGTTGTATGGGTCGAAGCCCAGGCAACGCACGTCGTACTCGCAGTCAGCGATGAACGCCTCGAGGTCTTCGTAGACGTTCATCATGTCAAGAACCGTACCCTCGAGCACCATGAGCGAGCCCTCCTGCAGGAACTCCTCGTACTTCTGACGAGTGGCTCCCGGGAGGCGCAGCATGGTGCGCTCGGAAATGTAGCAGCGCGTCTTGACTCCAAACCTGCCCCGGCTGAGGGGGAACAAGAATGTGAAGGCGGTGAAGTCATCGCCTTGCGACAGGTCGACGCCGATGGAACAGGGCATGCCCCAGAAGTCCTGACGGTTATGCCGCAGGGTCTCCTCGTAGGTGAAGAAGTACGTGTACCCCTCCATGGGAATGCCGAACCTCTTGGCCAGGATGTCGTTCCTAGCCGCAGGCACATGCTCCGCCCTTTCGACGTCGCGCTGATATGTCTCGTAGGAGACCGTAGCGCCGAGGTTGGGCTGTGCCTTCAACCAGGTCGACGGATCCCCTACCTCCTTGAGGTCATCAAGCCTGTAGTAGAAGATGGACGTATGCGGGTCCGAGTACTCGCCCCTCAGGATGTTGAGGAGCTCCATCTTCATGTTGTCGCCGGCCGAGTTCCTGACAGTACCCTCAGAGGACACTGCCAGGATAAGCCAGTCATCGACCTTGGACGCCCCCTGCTCGATGGCCCCAACCACGTCTTCACGAATATCGCCCGAGAGCCACTCGTCCACCGTATTCATCTTGGTGCGGAGACCCTGGAGCTTGTCGATCGACATTGGGCGAACCTCGAGCAAGCTGTTGGTCATGAAGTTCTCGATCCCCTTCTTGGTGGGGACGAGTTTCTGCCTGAGCGCGCGGTTGCCGGTCGTATTCTGGAGAGACCCCTGAGTCATGAAATCGAACAGGGGACCTTTGGCCCTTGTGATGGCGGTGCGGAAGGGCTGCATGACCTCCTCGGCCTGCTTCATCGTCGGCGCGGTCGTCACCTGGTGGGTAGTCGACGTGTCGATCGTGAGGAAGTAGGCTTGGAGGAGAGTTTCGTAAAGAGACTTCGCCCCGCCTCGAGCGACGATGATGTACTGCTTGTTGATGAGGCGTTGCTTCACCCGGCGCTTCTCGAAGTGGCCGCCAGCCGTCGTCTTGTTCGGGACGTAGACTGATCGCTCGGTGAAGATCCACCATCCGAAGATCTGTTCAGCCCAGAGTTTGAAGCTCGGTAGGAGTCGAAGATCGGACCCGTCGGTAAGAGTCATCTCCGCTTCCGCGAAGCGGATGAACCCCTCCACAGCGTCGCTATCGTAATAAAAGCCGGGATTGCGAATCCGATCATCGATTCTATTCATCTCCATCTCGATCTCCTTGCAGATCGGAATACGACCTGCGAGGACATCGTCTCTGAACTCAGCGTAATATCGCGGGGTAGCGGTATTAGAGAGCATGGTCAGCGGCGACGCTTCCTTGAACGCCCGCCCTTCTTACCGCCGGCGGCCTTTCGGTTGATAGCCGCGCCGGCTGCCGCTGCGGCCGCGTT